TCATGCGCATACAATAAAACAACTAATTCCGGCAGCTTTTAATTTTTTCTCTGTCTTCTCTGCGTTTTTGCGATCTGTATAAGCTCCCGCCTGGACTTTGTAAAGTCCGTTAATCATTCTTACAAATACGTCCTTATGCCCTGTCTTTCTGATTTTCTCCGCCATAAGGTCAGCGCCTTCTTTTCTCCTGTACGCTCCCGCCTGGACTCTGTAATACTTCTTGTCCTCTGCTCCCAGGTCGTCGGTTTTCGTATCCTTCGTATCGTAGTTGTACAGTTCGTATGTTTCGATAAGCTCAATAAGTTTCTTTGCGTATTCCGGGTCTGATGCATACCCAGCAGCAGCTACCGCATTACAAGCTTCTTTATAATCTGTTTCCCCGATTACCTTCACATATCTCTTATATTTCTTTAAAAATGCGCTGTGGTCTTTTACGGAATCTTCCCAGGTTTCATAAGCTCTAAACTCTGCTTCTACCTGTACTTTCTTTCCATCTTCGTATTCTGTAGTTTTTCTTGTTAAGGTCTTACCCTTCCAGTCCTTTGTAGCCTTAATTCCGAAAAGTGCGTTACCTGTCTTTGTCAGCTCTGATTTTCCCCAGGCGCTTTCTAAAATTGCCTGTGCTGTCGTTAAGCTTGCCGCCACTCCGCTGTTCTTCATATCGGCGGACGCAATAGCGCCCACCACTTCAATAAAATTCTTCTGTTCTGCGTTCATGTTCCTTATCCCCCTACACTGCCTGTAAGCTCGATACAGCTACCCAGCTTGTAATATCCTTAAGTCGTGCTTCCTGTACTCCGTTGTTTACCTGGATTTTATCTACTGTATGTTTCTTCCCGCCGCGCTGAGCTGCCGGAACTGTCTTACCGCGTGCCGATGATAAGCCACCGTATACCGCGCCGTCTTTAATTGTTACGGTACTTCCTACTGTAATACCTTTGCTTCCCTGGTTTCCGCTGTTCCCACTTTTCTTAAGCCCGAACTGCTCCGCGATTGCTGTAGCCACTGCTGCCGCGATCTGGTCTTTTTTCGCTGTATAAATCTGCATATCGTCTTTGTCGTCGATAAAGCATACTTCCAGCAATGCCGAAGACGTACCGCTTGCTTTTGCTCTCGCGATCACACGCCAGTTTGTCCGCTTTACGCCCCTGTTCTTAAGTCCCAGCGCTGCGATTTTCTCTACAATCTTTGTTTCTACACCTACGGTCTTCTCTGCTGTTGTTACATAGATTTCCGTACCTGTAGTCTTCCCATCCCCGGCAAGGTCATTTACACAGGAATTAAAATGTACTTCCAGTACATAGTCATAATCTCCAAATTTTACCTGGCAGCAACCTTTACCCAAGTCTTTAAAAGCGTTCCTGTTTGTCGGGTATAAGTCAACCTGTGCATAGTTTCCCAGTGTTTCCTTAATCTTCTGTACCATTACTACGGTTTCCGTCGCTTCTACTCCAAATTTTGAGCTTGCGCCCGGGTCGCCGTCCCCGTGTCCGCTGATAAGTAAAATCTTCATACAATTACGCCCCCGTTACTGTGCTTTCCGTTGTTTTCTCTTCTTCTTTCGTAATTGCATCTGTACCATATACATAATTGTATAGTTCTTTATTGTTTTCCAGCATTTTTCTAAATTCTTCTAACGCCTTGTTTAACAATTCGTCGTACTGTTCTTCTGTAAGAAAAAGTGTAACAATCGGGAATCTTTCTACCAGCCATTCCCATACCATAGATCGCTTAATGCGACCTGTCTTACTTTTAAATTCTCTTTCTGCTTCCGTTACCATGTAAAGCAGTGCTGCCTTTACCTTTTCAATCTGTTTCCCCGGTGTCAGTTTCAAAAATCTAAGTACAGCATATACCGTAAGCGCCCCGATAATAAGAAGAATAAAAAAGTATACCCGGTATTCAAGAATCATTTTTACAGTTTCCATAGTTTCGTACCTCTAAAAATTTTGTATTTCTGTCGGTTCTAACGCTTCATCTATGATTGTATCTGTTTTATCTTTCATCTTCTGTATGATTCTCTCTTTTGTTTCTTCCGCCTGGTTCTCTTCCCCCAGGTCTATAAGCTTTTTAATCATTCCAAGTTGTATCTTAATTCCATTTTCAAGCTGTACCGCTTTCAGATACCACACTACAGCGGCAGCGAATACACCGCCAGCCGTCGGAATGATACAGGTAAACACATCTGTAGGCTTTTCGTTCCAAGCGAACACTAAAGCTACTAAACAAGCGCATACAAATAGTACACCAGTCCACATTACAACCTTTTTCTTAAATTCTTTTTTACTCTTTTTCCTGTTCATGCTTCTGCCAGCCTTCCAGGTCTTTTATACGGTTGTTCTCTACTGATATTTTTTCAAATACCACTTTTGAATCTGCTTCTAATTTGTATACCCTTTCCGCTACGTTGTTGTGTTTATCTAATTTCTTTTCGATATAGTCTAATCTTGTACGCATTACGCCGTAAATCACGCCGATAGACACGCCATAGACTACAAGCTGTACTAACAGCCCTATCCAAAATTCGTTACTCAAAAATACTAACCTTCCTATACAGAAGACATTTTTATTAAGTCTTCCTTTCCTTCTTCTATGTCTTGTATCATCGTTAGTATAATATTGTCTTCTTCCTCTATCGCCCGGTATTGTTCCAGCTCTAACAGTAGTCTTTTATTTACCTCTGTCAAATCTGTAATTACACTGGCTTGTACTTCAATCATTTGTAAAAGATAATCACTCATTTACTTTATCCCTTATCTGCTGTTTCTCTTCTTCCGTAAGGTTTTCGTAGCTCTCTAAAATCTCTTCCAGGTCTTCGCCACGCTGCACCTTAATTTTTACACCGCGTACTATAATTTTAAGTTTCGCGCCCGTCAGCATTAAATAGCACCCCCTAAGATATCCGCCATAGTTTCTACAAGCTCGTCCGTTGTTTCTACCAGTCCGTCGGTTGTCTCTTTGAGATCGTCGTACTTCTCTTCTGCTGTCTTCTCTCCCGCTTTTTCTGCTGCAATTCTCCGGGCTTCCTCAATCCATTTAGCCAGGCTTCCGTTAATACGGGCTTCCAGCTTTGCAGTTTCACGGGTGCAAAACTCAATCAGTGTAAAACGGTAGTGTTTCGGTTTTTCTTCCGTCTCTTCTACTGTCTCTACGTCTGTCTTAAGCTGTACGCGCACACGCCCCGCCTGTCTCCCAACGATAGCCGCCCCGGTCAGTACTTCCTCTTCTGTCTCTACGCCTTCTCTGATTCTTACCGCTTCCATTGCTTATTTTCTCCTTTGCGCTTTTTACGGTATCATCAAAATACTTTACTTTCAGTCCCCAGGAATCCGTATTTTTTATCCAGCCGTAATAGCTTATTACGCTTCTTGCATCGTGTCCGTTAAGTATCTGCTTCTTTCGTACCTTCCGTATTCTCCGTGTTATTCTTAAGCATATACTGGAACGTAAGGTAGTACAGTCCCGGTAGAATCTATAGCCTATAAAGTCTATTGGTCTGTTCCCTAACTTCCCTTTATCATTGGTTGCGTGTACCTGTAATTTACTCTTTATGTGTAAGCCTATTCGTGATAGTGCATCACGGATACAGGCTACATACTGTCGTAACTTCTTTTTATTACTACTAAATAATAACATATCGTCCATGTACCTAAAATAGTATTTTATCTTGAAAATATGTTTTATTACAAAGTCTACTGGTGTCAGCATGATATTAGCGAACCAGTGACCGAACGGCGTACCTATTGGTATTCCTCTTTTCCCGGCTGCTGTCTCTTTTACCCAGTAAATATCTATACACATAAACAGTAATTCAAGTAACCTTTTGTCTTTAAACATTTTGATAAGTCGGAACTTCAAAAAGCAATGTAAAATATTGTCGTAGCATTTCTTAATATCCAGGGCTTCCCAGTACTTTGTATGTTTTACATTCTTATACCTCTTTCCTTTCCTGTTCTTCCTTGCTATCGCTCTTTCAATCTTCCTTTTGCAATACGTCCCGCCTTTTCCCTTTATACTTGCGCACGAATACATATACATCCTTCTTGTCAGAATAGGCTCAATGATCTGTAATACTGCCCGTTGTACAATCTTATCAATCATACAGGGCTTAGCGATCATTCGTTTTTTATGCCGCACACCGTCGTATATTTCTTTTCTTCTCAGCTTCCGTGGCTTATATCTGCCTTCTATCAGAAGTGCCTGTATTATTTTCGTGTATTTGTCGATATCCCCTAAATACTTTTCTTTCTGTTGCTTTGCATTTGTCTTTTCGTTTTTCTTTGATTTTGTTGCGTTTGGGCTACTGCATACTGCCTTAATCGCCGTTTTAATGTTTTCATATTCGTAGATTTTTTCGTAGATTCCACCAACTCTTTTAGGTAGTATCTCTTGTTTCTTTAACTTTGGTTTCTTATTTACTGGCTTATCCATATACTACCCTTTCTTAAATGCTTATTCGGAATACGCCCGAAGGCATACCGCCCTGTAAATAGCGGCTTCCGGGTCTTCCCCTAATAGTTCCTTGCCAGTCGCTTATTTTTACCAGTCCTTCGCCGTGTCGGTTACTCTGGTAAGGTCACAGCTTGCGCCGTGTTTAGATAGTGTGCAATAATTCATATTTTCCATTGTAAGCATTAAGAAGCACCCCGCCGATGTTCCAGTTCGCGTTACCGCTACCGTTGTTCGCGTTCACGTAAGGCAAGCCCGCGTTAGCTCCGTTGTTCGCGTTACCGAAGACATACAAGACGTACCAGGCGGCTTACACACTAAATCCCTTTTATGTATTTTCTCTATCCTTTCATGTTTTCTATCTCCTTCCCGCCGTTTCTTTTGGGTAGTATATCATTTCATTTTGCAAATTCAATACTTTCCCCCTTTCCTTCCATTTTCCTGGAAATCTTTAGGTATTAGGGGGCTGCCCGCCCCCGTTACACCCCCGGTCTTACTGGCGTTTTTTAAGAAGCACCCCGCCGATGTCCCAGCCCGCGCTACCGCTACCGTCGCTCGCGCTCACGCAAGGCAAGCCCGCGTTAGCTCCGTTGCGCGCGAGACCGAAGACATACAAGACGCACCAGGCGGCATTGTTGTTACTCCATAAGTACGCCCCGTTTCCTTTGCCAACCGAAGAACCGCCCAGCTTTTCACACCACATTTCTAACGGGTGTTCCTGGTCGAATCCCTCCAAAAGCTGCCAGCCGGACGTTGTAGGAAATGCGAAGCTTAATGCCTTATAATTCGGGTCTGTATCTCCTACGTTATCTTTCGTCGCTGTGTTGTCGTAGCATACATATAATTTATCCTGGTATCGGTTCACATTATCCACAAAAGCATACTGCCCGTTATGCTCATGCCCTAAAAGTAACATAGCGTGCTTACCGTCATTCGCTAAGCATCCGTCTTTCATCCCCAGGCTATCGGTTGTTCCCGATATATTGGCACAATGACTAATAATATTACCTACTGCAATATTTACCGGGTCGCCGTCAAAATAAATCGCTTTCCCCGTTACGCTTCCGCTGCTGTAGTCTTCCACTCTTGTAATTAGTCTCTGCTTCGCTACCTGTGCTCCGCCCAGGCTCGTACCAATTTCCACAGCATTCCCTACCAGGTATTCGTTAGCCGCTGTCGCCAATGCGATAACGATACGGTTCGTACTCTGTTCGGCTACCAGGGCTTTGTCCTGGTCTGTATATCTCAGATAGTAATAACCCTTACATACTTTTTCCTGGGTATTAAGGCTTGCATATTTCACAAGTACCAGCATACTGTACGCCCAGTAACTTGTACTATCCATGCTGTAGTACCCTTCCCCGGTTGCTTTTGATCTGCTTCGTACTGTAGCCCTGGTTATCCTACTGTCCGGGTGCTTTCCGCTCATGGACACATGTTTATTTCCCATAAGTGAAGACGGGTAGCGTCCCCACTCCCACGGCTCTATATATACCGCTCCGTCAAATGCTCCGGCGGAAATCTGTACATATTCGTATGTATCGTCTCGCCAGCGTTTGAGATAATATCCCGGATACTCTGTAAGCACCATATATTTTGTCGGGTCATATCCCGGTTCTCCGATATATGCTACTGTTTCCCCCGTATCCAGGTCACAGCATTTAGATACAATCCCCGCCCACGGCATTACATAAGAAAAGTCGTCTTTTCCTATCTTTGTGCCAATAGTCGGGTTTGCTTCCATGCCTACACTTGCGTCTGTACGTTCCCATGTGTCACTTACATTTGCTGTATTCCACACCCTTTTTACCCCGTAAATCGGCGCGCCTACCTGGGTATGGACTCCGGCAGCTCTTAAAAGCGCGTTTGTCTCTTCCTTTGTATATCCTTTAAGGTTCTGTGCTGCTTCTGCCCCGGCTGCTTTTACATCATTTACCGCTTTTTCACTCTGCTCCGTAACGCTTTGTGCTGCTGCTACTGCTTTTCCTCTTGCTTCATTCGCTGCTGTCGCTGCGCTGTTCGCTGCCGTTGCTTGTTTTTCTGCTGCTGCCGCTGCATTATTCGCCGCTGTTGCCTTTTCTGTCGCTGCTGCCGCCTGTTTCTTCGCTTCTGCTGCCGCTGTAGTTGCTGCTGCCGCCTGTTTCTTTCCTTCCGCTGCTGCTGTATTTGCTGCCGATGCCTGTTTTTTGGCTTCTGCTGCTGCCGTGTTTGCTGCTTCCGCCTGTTTCTTCGCTTCTGCTGCTCCCGCGATAGCTTCCCCTGCTGTATCCAAGGCTTCGTTAGCTGTAGTAAGCGCCGTTTCCGCTACTTCTTTAGAAAGTCCCACTACTCTAAGTGCATCGGTAAGGCTTTCGTATTCGTTACTGCTCTTAATTTCGTCTTCGCTTACTGCTCCGTCGTCTACATTCAAATAAAATTTAGCAGTACTCAGTACCCCGCCGGAAGTACCGTACAATACCACATCTACAATAGCCGTACCCTTGCAAGTCGTCATTTGTCCGCTTATGTCAATGACTACCGTATTATTTTCTTTTGTGGCATTTTTAGTAACCTGTTTTCCGTCTGCCTTTCTGCATCTGACTTCTACAGTATTTACCCCAGTAAGGCTATATTCCTCTCCATTGTCTTTGATTTCTGCAATTACGCGGCGCTCTGTATCGCCCATTTTTGCAAATACAACTTTATAGGAATCTCTTAAGCCTACGTCCAGCGTAAGCCGTGTGATCTGTTTATCCATTCTTTAACAGTTCCCCTTTGTATTGTTCAAATTCCATAGCTGCTACCGTAGCATTTCCCGCGCGTACATTTGCTAAGACACTTTCAAGAATCAGAACCGTAATACTTGAATGTAAGCCGTAATTTCTTTCCGCCATAATAACCGCTGTATTGATATCCTTTTTCGCTTTTTCAATGGTTACGCTAAGCGGCTCGACTACTCTCTTAACTGCTTCCTCTTTTGTTTCTACGTGTTTGGCTTCTTCCGTTACATTTTCTTCCTGTTGTACTTTTGCTTCTTTTACTTTATTCTCGCTTGATAATTTCACTCGCTTCTACCTCTTCCCGGAAGTTCACGCTTCCACTTACTTCTGTCTCTGTATTCTCTGCTGTAATTCCTTCTTCATTATCTACGATTTCTGCTAATACATATTCGTCTTTTTTCTTCTCTTCCATTTTTCGCTCCTACGTCCAATATCCAACTATTACCCCGTCTGCCACTCTTATATACGACGTTGAATACGACCAAGATATACCGCCGTTTCCAGTGCTTTGTATTGAGATTGCCGTACATATCGGTATTGTTCCTGTATATCCGTTGTACCAGGTGTTATTGTACTTAACTCCCGTCCCGGAAAGTCTCACGTTATGCAGCTCGTAATTATGCAGATACATATTACAGCCCACATGTAGCCCGGCTTCCGTGTAAATACTATTCGCTCTCGAATAACACAAAATCGTATCATAGGTTGTTGCGCCGCTGGTCGCTGCTCGCGCCCATGCCATGTATTTTCCCTGGTATTCCAGGTCAAATGTAAGCCCCTTATGGGCGTTGTTGTCTTTCCACTGGTTTGTACCGATGCGCCCTACAAAATAGCTGTCCCGGTAAAAAGAGTTCCCCGACTGGTCGAATACTGCACGCTTTCCAGTGGTGGTTACTTCTCCGTTATAAATAGTAATCTGTCCGGCGGAAATCTGTACATACTTAGAATCCTTGTTAAATGCAATCAACACATTATTGTAGTATTGGGTTATATAGCTTCCCATATCTCCCTTTTCTACCTTACTTGTGATATTGTCCGCATTTACCTTTATTGCAGCTCTAAGCTCGTCTTCGATTCCTTCCGCCCGTTTTACTTCCGCTTCGATAGCGTCATTTGCTACTGTAAATTGCGCTTCGGCGTGGTCTTCGTATTTCCCCAATACTTCCACATCTTTAATATAAACCGTCGTGTTATCCACATAGTTATACACATAAAAGTACTTTGTCCCCGCTGAGCTTATAGTTATCTCCGTTTCGTACTGTTTAAATACTTCGTCGTCCAGCTCTCCGGCTTTTGTATAGTAGCTGATTCCGCCAAGTGATACCCTAATTCTCGCTTTACTTATACTTCTTAAGTCCGCCCCGGCTTTGAATCTTACCGTATACGTCCCGGCTTTCAGCTTCCAACTCTGATACATATAAATATTAGACGTTCCCCTGGTAATGCTTGCTACATTCCCTAAGTATTCGTCGTTTGTGGCTATTATATTTTCGCTGTCGCTCAGTCTCCACCCGTCCAGGTTTCCGCTTTCAAAAGTTCCATTCTCAATATAATTATGCTTAAGTGCATCAACCGCTTTTTTCGCATAGGTCTTAACTGACTCTGCCGACTGGTTTATAGAAGTCTTCATGTTTACTTGCGTAACATAATTCTTAAGCTTCCCGTCCGTGTCTGCCTTTGCGTCTGCTAACGCCTGGTCTGCTGCCGCTGCTGCCGTTTCATCGGCGTAACTTTTGGCGTTTGCTTCTGCTTCGTCCGCCAGGTTGCCCGCTGTTTCGTCCACATACTGAAAACTGGTATATGTCTTTTCCGCTTCCGTCTTGATCTGCTCCGCCGTTTGGCTTATTGCCGTAGTCATTTCGGTAGTTGTCACATATTTTTTAAGCTGTTCATCTGTATAACTCTTAGCCCCAGCTCCTACAGTATCCGCGTAATTATTCGCGTTGCTTTCTGCTTTACTTGCCGAATCATCTACATACTTATAGGTTGTATATGTCTTGCTGGCTTCGGTCTTAATTTCTTCTGCCGTCTGGTCTATCTTTGTCCCCATTTCTACAATGGTTACATACTTCTTAAGCTGCTCTTCCGTGTAGCCCTTCGCGTTCGTTTCCGCTTCGCTTGCCAGGCTTCCCGCTGTCTCGTCCACATACTGAAATGTTGTGTACGTCTTTTTAAAATCGCTCTTAAGTTCATCAATCGTATTTTTATAATTTCTTTCCGATGTCTCTACAGCTTCGCTTATATGGGATTCTACGGACTTTCTGTAATCAATACTGATAGAATCCGCTTTTATGCTGTCTGCCCTTATCAGCGCGCCGTCTAACTGCCCGACACATACATAATCAGCATAAAAACCCCTACCAGTTCCGAAGGTCTTCCAGTCCCAGTCTTTCCCGTCCGCTGTACGTTCTGACGCAATACAGAAGCCCATTGTACCGATAGACATAGCCCCGTAAGTTGGGCTTCCTTCTACCATGTCTTCAAACAGTACCGCCCTTACCTCTGAAGGTTGCGATATATCGCGCTGGGCTTTTAATTGTGCCTTTACAGCATCGATTTTACCGTATACTTCTTCTGCCTTAAGTGTCCCGTCTTCCCTGGTTACTTTCTGTATAATATCCGCTGCGCTGGTTGTCTTATCAAAATAGTTTTCTATATAATTACCCAGCTCAACCTCTACATTTTCTTCTTCGATGCAGTCATACACCAGTCTTATACATCTTGCAGTTACATTTATCTTAAGTTTTCTATCCCTGGTTAATACGTCGTCGCCTATTCCTGTTGTTGTCAGTTTCTTATAGTCTTTGTAGTCGTCCGTATCCGCAATTTCTACCAGGTCAATCTTATAATTTACCTTCGGCTTATCAAGTCCATTTTCGTATTCTTTTTTGCACCGCCTTTTAAGCTCTTCTCTCAAAAGTTCCAGGGTGCTAAAGCCTTCTTCCCCTTCCTGGCAGTCTTCCAGCAGCTTAACATCTTCAAACTTAATCACTGCTGTCCTGGGATTCGCGTAATTTCCTATAAGCGGGCTATCTACCCACGGTTCTTCCCCTTCCAGGGTGTACCCGTTGTACGATTCCGGGATAATTCGTGTTACCACATCGTCTATACTTATATCTGCTTCTATCCCGGTCATATTCCGCCCGAACTCTGCACACGCTCCATAGTCCCCGCCCAGGCGGTCATTTATGATAACGGTAAAATTATCATACATTCTTTCGCCGCCCCAGCGATTTATAAAGCTATTTTCATCGTCCCCGCCGATTGCTTCCATGATGTTTTTACGGATATAGTAAGCTGTGGATCGCGTTTTAATATTTGTCTTCGCCTTGTACTTCGTACCGCTTAAGATTATATCTAACGCTTCTTGCCCGGTCTTGTCCGTCGGTCTTACATCTACCAGCATTTCCCCGGCAGAATCATAGAAAATATGTCTTGCATACGCTGTTACTTCTGTCTCAGTCTTCGTATAATCATAGATTCTAAAAAGCTGCTTCTTTGAATACGGCGTAGGTGCTGCTATTACATTATCAGTTACCAGGTATTCCCAGCGCCCCAGGTCGTCTATAGGGTGTTCTAAGGTAAGCTCTGCCACTCCTTCTACAGTAAGTTCTACTTCGCACGTAGTCGGCGTTAAGGTCATATCTCCGTTACTTCCGTAGTCCTCATTACCTTTAACGTATACCTCTATCATTTATCTGCACCGCCAGTTAGGTTTTATCTTAACTGTAAATCCAGGGCTTACACTAAATGTATTTTCCCCTTCTTTTAAATACAGGTCTTCATAATACCCGGTAAGCCGTCTGTTTGCCGTTTCCTTCAACGCCGTGTAGCAAAGTTTCAGCCCGGTATCTATAACCAGCTTTCCGCCGATATTCGCCGTAACTTCCGTACCGTTTACAGTAAGTGTACATACGCCGTCCCCCGCGATCTCATACACTGGTTTGCACTCTTCAAAAGCATTATACAGTGTATCGCTTAAGTTCCTTGTTTCTGCTCCTTCTGTCAGATACATATAGCCTTCACAAGTAAATGTTACCTGGAATTTCCCGATACGTTTCGCTAAGCGCTCGTTTGTTCCTATATCAATTTTCTTCACTTTGTAATAATAGCCCGGGTCGTCTGAAAACATAAGCATACCTGTACTTTCCTTAAGGAATCGCCGTTTTATGCTTCTGAAATCTTCCGCCCAGTCTTCCGGGTCGTCTGACAGGAAGTTATAAGTAATCTCAATGGGAATATCTTTTAATGTTCCTTTTTTTCTGTATAAATTCCCGTCCCTTCCCGGTACTTTTATCTCGTCGTACTCTTGTTCTGCTGTAGGGATATTAGGGCGGCTCACGGGCTTAACGCCCGCGTCTCTGTCCCTAATATTGTTGTATATCGTGTAATATACACCGTTCATTATGCCGCCCCTTTCGCTTTCTGCTTGCTCTTTTGGTCTTTCGTTACATTCTTAACTACTCGCTTTGTTGTCTTTCGTGCTATCTCTTTTCCGTCAAGCTCAGTAATATTTGTGATTTCTACTATTACTGTCTTTTCGGAATCGTCCGTAAATTCTGTAGTATTTACTCTGTTGTTCAGTGCTACTACTTTCGCACTCTGCTTAACCTCTGTTACTGGTGTTATCTTCGCTACTTTCTTTGTAAGTGTTCCCAGGCTCTTATCTATGTCTTCTTCAACATTACCAAGCTCGTTCGTAAATCCTACGCCCGCTCCTTGCGCCATGTACTTACCTACTTCGTCCTGGAATACCCGGGACGGCGAATGTATACCCAGTGCATTTTTTACACCGTCTACAATTCCACTAAAGAAGCTCTGCACTTGCCGTCTAAACCAGCCAGCGGCATTACATATACCATTCCATACACCCGTTACGATATTGTAGCCTACGTTTGCCATTTGTGACGGTAAGGAAGCTACGCCATTGATCACAGCTCTTACTAACTGGCTCGCTGCATTTCTTCCCTGTTGTAGTAGTCCGCTTCCCCAGTTTGCTACAGATTGTATAGCGCCCTGTATTGCGTTCCAAACTCTGCCCGGCATCTGAGATAGTGTTGAGTATACATTACTCAAAATATTCATTGCTGCCGTCTTCGCCTGGCTCAACATCTGCTGCCCCCAGTTCGCCATATTTGTAATTGCGCTTACAATCGCGTTCCAAATTTTGCCCGGAAGCTGTGATAAAAAGTTTACGACTGTCGTAATAGTATTCTGTATATAATTAGTCGCCTGTGTGTATACCTGTTGTCCCCAGTTCTGTATATTTGTAATCGTGCTTACTATTGCGTTCCAAATTTTGCCCGGAAGCTCTACCAGGAAGCCCACTACGGAAGTTATCGTATTTTGTATATACGTTGTTGCTTCCGTGTAAATCTGCTGCCCCCAGTTCTGTATATTTGTGATCGTGCTTACTATCGCGTTCCAAATTTTGCCCGGAAGCTCTACCAGGAATGTTATTACCGTGTTAATGAAATTCGGTATTTCTGTAGTCGCCCATGTTACCAGGTCAATACCGAACTGTACTACATTCCCGATTGCTTGACCGATTACATAGCCGATTTTATACGGCAATTCCTGGAAAAATGCTATTGCATTTGTTACAAATTCAGTAGCAGCCTGTACAACTGCCGCCTTCATATTCTCGCCCCAGGTCGTTACTGTCGTAACTGCTCCCAGGATTGCGTCCCAAATTTTCCCCGGTAATTCCTGGAAAAATGTTACAACGCTCGTTATCGCGTTACTTGCCGCCTGGGTCGCCGCTGTCTTTACGTTTTCTCCCCAGGTTGTTATCTTCTCGACCGTTCCCAGGATTGCGTCCCAAATCTTGCCCGGTAACTCCCGGAAAAATGAAGCGATATTATCTACAATATTTCGGAAGGTTTCGCAATGTTCGTACAGCAGTTTAGCCGCACCCGCGAACGGATTCGCCAGGAATAATAGAATATCTTGCCAGTTATCTTTTACAAAATCTACAACCTTGCTTAGCGCGTTCGGTATTGTTTCTGTAAAGAATTTTGCAATTTCTCCTACTACTTTTCCTACCGTATCTTTTACGATGTTCCAGGCATTTACTACCGCTGCTCTTGCATCTTCATTTGTCGCCACAAATCCGACTATAGCCGCTACCAGTGTAGCAACCAACGTAATAATTAACATCATCGGATTAGCAGCCATTGTTATATTAACAAGTTTCTGTATGGCATTTAGCGCCACTTCTGCCGCCGTAAGTCCCTGTATAGCCGTTACTACTCCGTTGATTATCGACGCTACCTTAAATACTGCAAATCCCGCGCCTATGGCAACTAATAAGTTGGCTATCGTGTCGCCGTGGTCTGCAATCCAGCCCAGCCCTTCCAGGATTTTAGGTAATACCGCTACAATAATTTCACTGGCTTTTTCTACCAGGTTTCCGAAACCTGTAGCGATCTTATCAAGCGCGCCGCTCAGCTCCCCGCTCGTTAAATCTGTCTGCAAATCTCCTATTACGTTCGTAATATTCGTTACTGCATTTTTAAGCGGTGTCTCGAACTTTTCATAAGCAGCAATTCCAAGCCCTTCCAGCCCGCTCTTTAATATCGTAATTTTACCCTGTAAGTTATCATTCATCGTTGCCGCCATTTGTTCGGCAGCGCCCGTAGAATTTTCTATGTATCCGCTTAACTCATTGAACCGCTCGCCGCTGTTCGCAAGTAAAGCATTTACACTCTTAAGGTCAACTTTATTAAAGATTGTGTTTAATACTTCTGTCTGCTCTCCCTGGGTCATATTTCCCAGGATTCCGTTAAGGTCTTGGAAAGTCTCATTTAACGGGCGCATATTCCCGTTTGCGTCGAAGACTTTAAGCCCTAACTCTTGCATTTTTTTCTTTGCGGTATCCGTCGGCGCTGTAAGGCTTAAAATTACGTTTCGTAATGCTGTTCCGCCTTCTGCTCCCTTCGTTCCGCTATCCGCGAATATTCCTAATACGGTATTCGCTTCGGTAACTCCGCCCGCTAAGCTCTTAGCCGTTCCGCCTACGCTAAGCAGTGCTTCGCCCAACTGCTGCACACTGGTATTACTCTTTTGTGAAGTCTTCGCCATTTTGTCTACAAAACTTTCTGTAGTTCCGGCTTTGTCCCCTAGTGCGCTCATGCTGTCCGTTACCATGTCGGAAGCTGTCGCTAAATCCATTCCGCCCGCTGCTGCCAGGTTCAAAACTGTAGGTAATGTCTCTACTGCTTTGTCTGCATCATATCCGGCAAGTGCCATATAGTTAAGAGCTTCTGCTGCCTGGGTAGCGCTAAACTGGGTGGTATTTCCGGCTTCCTTCGCTGCATTTTCCAGCTTTGTATAAGCTTCGCTTCCTCCGGCTATTTCCTGGGTAGTCATGCCCATAGTAGCCGCTACCTGGCTCATGCCACTCTCGAAGTCCATACCGACGCTTATCGCGCCCTTCGCAAGTTCCTTTATACCGTTGGCAAGCTCTTTTACTCCGTTGATGATCGCGGAAGAAATAAGATTAGCCTTAATAACGTCGCCCAGGCTTATAGTTTTATTCCCGGCTTCGTCCATGTTGCTTCCCGCCGTCTTTATTTCCTGTCCGAAAACAGTCCATTTCTTTTCGGCGTTCGTTAATTCTTCTTCTGTATTTTTTAATGCTGTATTCTGCTCAGTAAGTGCCGCTTTCGATTCATTCAGCTTAACCGTATTCTTCGCTATTGCGTCTTCCTGTTTCTTTACAGCATTTGTAGCCTTTGCGTGTGCTTCTTTTGCTTCTTCTAGCTGTGCATTTAGTTTTTGGCTTTCCTCGCTGTCTTTTCCAGTCGCCTTAACGCTATCTTCATGGGCTTTCGTAAGCTCTGCTACCTTCTGCTTTGCCTTGTCTTCCTTCTCTATCAGTTCTGTAAGCTTCTGCTTCTGAGCTGTTAAATTGGTCTGCTGTAGCTTAATTGCGTCCGTTTGCAGCTTAATCTTACTTGTAAGCTCTGTCTTCTTAGCCTTAAGTAAATCTGTCTGACTTCCTAATGCTTTCGCTTGTGCCGCTTCTACCTTATATTCGCTGGTAACAAGCTTCATTTGCGTAAGCATTGATTTCATTTGACTGGTAAACTCGCTTGTATTCGCCCCTACTCTGAGACTTGCACCAGCCATTTATTACGCTCCTTATGTCTACTTTTCCCGGTCATATTCGACTTGAAATACAACGTAGTCCAATAAGTCGCTTAAATCTGATTCTAAGCACTCCTTATAGCTGTTTCGCATACTCTTTATACATATCTGTAGGATAGCGTCCAGGTTGTCCCCGTATGATCTCCATATTTCTTCCTGCGTCGTCTCTTCGATATATCCATTTTCCTGGTCGTATTCATCGAACGCGCTACCCTGGTCTTCTTCCGGCACTCCGCCCAAAAGTGTACCAAGATACCGTATTTTTTCATTGACAGAAATATCTATGATTTCTACTATCGCTCCAAACGTATCTATAATGTCTGCTACGTCCAGCCGTTCTATTTCTTCATTCTCTACCCTGTCGTTAAATACAGCCTGTATCACGGCAGCGTATAGCTCTAATAAGTCGTCTTCATCATCAGTACAGCTAATTCTCTCCATAAGCTTTATAAATCTTCGGTAAGCGTATGTCGTGATTCTGTATAGCCTTTTTTCTCCTTCCTCACATTCCAGGCAGTAGTCTATTACACCTGTGAGCTTAAATTTTTTTTTGCGCCCGCGGCTTCGTCCTTAAGCTTCTTAAGGATATTCGCGTTAATCAGTCCGAAGTTAAAAATAATCTCTGAAACATCTTCTAAAGATTCGTTCGCTTCTTCAAAAGTAAACTGATTATCATACACCAGTACAATAGTGTTAATCATTTCGTCCAGTTCCGCGTCTGTATAGGTCTGCTTCTCCGGGCGTGTCAGTCTTTCGTATACCTCGCGGAAGGCTTTATATTTCTTTCTTCCAATCTTTCCGCAATCGTATTCTTTGCCGCCGATTGTAATAATATTTGCTTTCCCGGTCTTTGCTGTCTTTTCCGCCTGTAAATTGCTCTTGTTCAGAATTTCCGCATTGATAAGTGAGAAATTAAGCAGAATATCCGGGATTTCGTCCAGCGCGTCGCTGGCTTCATCAAATGTAAACTGATTTCCGTATACCACTACGATAGATTCAATCATTTTATCTAAGTCTTCGTCTGTGAAAACCATAGAAGCAACTTCCTTCTTTAAAAAGCTGTCGAATGTCTCACAAAATGATCTGTATTTTTCTCTTGTAATTTTTCCACTTTCATATTCTTTATCGTTAATTGTTATTTTCATATTCGCACCTTCTTAGCGGTGTCAGAATATGACACCGCCCCTTTTTTTCTCTTTTTACGCTGCTACATCTGCTTTGTATTCCTGTACCGCCCCAAACCATTCCGCAATAGCTTTTTTAGCGTTTGCATGTTCTTCAAGTAATTGTGATTCGTCCACCTTAAGCGCATAGAAGCGTTTTGCTTTTCCGTCTACGGTATCCTCTTTCTTTCTTGCGTAGAAAGTAAATGTAATCTTCTGTGTCTGAGCGGTCTTCTTGTCCTTGATTGTCTCGTAGGACTCTTCCGGGTGTTCTGCTTTTCCGCAATAGTACCATACAAATTCGTACTTCCCGTTGTTCTGCTTTGCCCGGAATCCTAAAGCAACTTCCTTCGCTCTGTCGCTCTCTGATTTTACCAGGTAGCCGGATTTATACAGGGAATCAAACAGTAACGCATAGTCGCCCGGTGTCAGTCTGTTTACTTCCAACTCAATTTCTGCTTTTACAAATGTTTCTGTAGTATCCTCTACTTCGTCGTCACTGTATAAGTACTCTACCTCGAATGTCTCTTTAATAGTTGCCGTGATTGCTTTCGCCAGCCTGGTAGGTGTGCCTGCTGCATAGGT